GACGCATGCTTATGCGTGAAGGTGTAGTACACAAGGGTGACGGCAAAGACGTAGATCACAAGACACCCTTGAGCAAAGGTGGCACAACAGTACGTAGTAACTTAAAAGCAGTACCCGCAAGTAAAAATAGATCATATAAACGAAAGGCAGATGGGTCAATAAAATGAAATTTCAAAACACATATGGTGTACGCAAATCACTAAACTACTATTGCGCACAAGCAAACAGTTGTTTCCCAACAAGTGGCAACAAATCAGCAACCAAGAAAAAATGGTTAGAAGATAAAGACCTATACCTTGGTGACATTAGCGGTACGGAACGAGTTCTTGTAGCGGTGCATATTGTTACAGACGAGCATAAAAAACCATTGTTGATGGATGCTGTTACTGGCACGTTGTACAAACTACAAGACGGCAGGTGCTATTCATCAGATCAGCTACACATGAATAATTTTACAAAAGTAGAAGGATTAAATGACCGCCTCATGAATGTTAAAAGCGATCAGTTTGCAGAAAGCGAGTAAACAATGGGAATATCAGACTGGGACTACGCAAAAGAACTTGAAAAGGTAAAAAAAGAAGCCGCAGTTGTATATGCGCAACAACAAACTTTTCAAGCAACAAACATAAGCACAGGTGCATCTACTAAATCATTTCCGTTGAAGATGACAAATGATGATTTAGATCGTGAAGCATGCAAGGTTTCTATATCAACGTTGGTTGATATGTGGGTGCTACGTTGGCAAGATAAGTGGGTAACTGAAGAGGAGATACGTGATGCCGATGACTTTTGGCGTATTGCGTTTGTGCGCTTAGAGAACGTTAACAAGATAGAGAAACACATACTTGGCGATTCATACAACAAGGTGTACAGGATCATAGAATAATGCAGATAATCGAAAACAAGGCGCTGTTATTTAAGACACGTAGTCCCGACAAGTACAGCGTAATACCAAGAAGCAAAGTTGTAAGCGAAAGCAACGGCGTGTTTGAAGTGGCTGTGTACTGGGGGCTAGATGAAGTGCGGGTGCTTCGCAACCTAGGTGTTAAGAATCCACCATCACCCATTACCGCTAAGTACAACTGGCCCGGTCGACACAAACCATTTGCACATCAGATCGATACCGCATCGTTTCTCACAATGAATCGCAGAGCGTTTGTATTTAATGATCCCGGCACCGGCAAAACATTCTCTGCGTTATGGGCGGCTGATTATTTGATGAAGCTAAAGCAAGTACGCAGATGCTTAGTTCTGTGTCCGCTGTCCATCATGCACGACGCATGGATAAGTAGTATTGGTAAAAGTATTATTCATCGCACAGTAGTAGCGGCACATCACACACAGGCATCACGACGCATCGAAATGGTTCAAGGTGACTACGAGTTTGTTGTGGTGAACTACGATGGCTTGAATCTGATAGCTGACGAGGTTGCCAACGATGGGCGCTTTGATCTTGTGATTGTCGATGAAGCAAACGCATACAAGAACCCGACAACCAAACGATGGAAGTCGCTCAACAGAATACTTAAACCTGACACTATGCTTTGGATGATGACGGGTACACCGGCATCGCAGTCACCTGTGGATGCCTACGGCTTAGCCAAGTTAGTAAACCCTAACGGCGTACCTAAGTTCCTTACAGCATGGCAAGACAAAGTTATGCACAAGGTCAGTAAGTTCAAGTGGATACCAAAGCCCTCTGCTCAGCAAGACGTTTACAACTCCTTACAGCCTGCAATACGTTTCACAAAAGAAGAATGTACCGACCTACCGCCTGTGCTTACTGAAACACGTGACGTACCCCTTACCGCACAGCAAGTTAAGTACTACCGCATGTTAAAAGACCGCATGCTAGTACAAACGGCAGGAGAGACAATCACCGCAGTAAATGCCGCCGCAGGTGTTAGCAAGCTGTTGCAGATAAGTGCAGGAGCCGCTTATACAGACGAGAAAGAAGTTGTGGAGTTTGATTGTGCGCCTCGCTTGAACGTACTACTTGAGGTGCTAGAAGAGACAAGCCGTAAGGTTATTATCTTTGCACCATTTAGGCATAGCATCGATACCATACACGTACACCTACAAAAACATAACATTGCATCAGAAGTTATACATGGTGATATAAGTGTTAATAAACGTACTGACATATTCAAGCGCTTTCAAACTACTGATGCGCCAAGAGTTTTAGTAATTCAACCGCAAGCTGCATCACATGGTGTAACATTAACTGCGGCTGATACAGTAGTATTCTACGGACCTGTTATGTCTGTGGAGACGTACTTGCAATGTATTGCTCGTGCAGATCGTATTGGGCAAACTTCTACGAATGTAACGGTGATACACTTACAAGGTAGTGAAATAGAAAAGCGGATGTTTGATCGTCTTGAGAAACGTGTAGAAGGACACGATCTCTTGCTAAGCCTGTATAGGGAGGAATTAAGTTCCTAGGAAAAACCCTATATTAGGTTGAACACCTGTCTTTTTAGTTGTAAAATATTTTACAAAGGAGCATATAAATGCCAAACGAAGAAGTAATACCGCTAGATAAACTAGCACGTGTATATCGTAAGATGTACGCAAAGGTTCAAGAACTGACAAAAGAATATGAAAGTCAGATCGAAGAACTTAAAGCAAAACAAGATGAGATCAAGAATGCCATGAAGGATCAGATGATGGCGCTTGGCACCAACTCAGTAAGGACTGCGGAAGGCACCATCATCTTGTCACAGAAGACGCGCTACTACACAGACGACTGGGATTCATTTAAGCAGTTTGTTGTACAGCACGACGCATTAGATTTGTTTGAGAAGCGCATTGCGCAGAAGAACATGTCTATGTTTTTAGAAGAAAACCCCGGTGTAGTACCCGCTGGGCTTAACTCGATGTCTGAGTATGCAGTAACAGTTCGTAAACCAACTAAATGAAGGAAAGTACCATGGGCGAAATTGCCAAATTTAATCCTGCACAAACCCCCGCTTTTGCTCGCAAAGGCGAATTATCAACCCTCGCTAAAAGCCTTGCAGGTGGCGGAGTAGGTGGCGGTGGAAAACGTATCTCTATCAAGGGCGGTGTATTCCGTTTGATGGCAGATGGTAAAGAGATTACCTCGATTGACGATCGTCACCTCGATGTAGTTATTGTTAATGCGGCGCCTAAGATTAGCCGTACCTATTATGAGGGTACGTATGAAGAGGGCGTATCCAAGGCACCTGATTGTTGGTCTGCTGATGGTGAGAAGCCTGATCCAACGGCTGAGAATCCACAGGCTAATGACTGCGCCTCATGCCCAATGAATGTTAAGGGCTCAGGTCAGGGCGAGTCCAAGGCTTGCCGTTTCTCACAACGCCTTGCAGTAGTTCTTGCTAATGACATTGGCGGTGATGTAATGCAGTTAACCTTAGCCGCTACTTCGATCTTTGGTAAAGAAGAAGGTGATAAGCGTCCGTTGCAAGCCTATGCAAGATACCTTGCGGCTCAGAATATTAGCCCTGAGACACTTGTAACCCGCCTGCGTTTTGATACCAAAGCCGCAGTACCCAAGTTGTTCTTCCAACCTGTTCGTTGGTTAGAGGACGACGAGTTTGAGATTGTTGCCGAGAAAGGTCAGTCTACAAGTGCTAAGCAAGCTATCACCATGACGGTGGCTAAAGCAACTGAAAAGCCATTACAACTTGAAGGGGCAAAGCCAAAAGCTAAAGCACCTGTGGTTGAAGCCGATACCGATGATGGTGTAGATGAGCCTGAGAAGCGCAAGCCTGCGGTAAAAGCAAGCGCAGTCCCACAGAAGAAAGCTAGTAACTTAGCCGCAACTGTTGACGAGTGGGATGACGAGTAAATATAAGGGGGGCTACGCCCCCCATCAAACGAGAAGATCATGGCTTATTCAGACACAATAAAACAAACTACAAAAATGGCACCGAAGACGCTCGGCAATCAGCTAGGGCGTTGGGCAATCAGCTTAGATTTCCCAGTAATAGAAATAGCAAAATTTACAGGCGCAACAAGACAAACTGTGTACAACTGGTTTAGCGGGACGGATGTAACGCCTGCTTACCGCATGCGGGTTCAGTCCTTGTTGAACATTCTACAATCTAGCAACACAGCAGAAGAGGCGATGAGAAAATGCAACAAAGCTTAAACGAACACCCAGTAACCCCCACCGCCTATACTGATCGTGAACTGGTTGAATACGCTAGTCGTTTAGCGCATGAAGATCGACTGCCAAAGACTTGGCAACTTGAAGTAATTAAGCGTTTACAAAATAAGATAAACAACGGCATTTATTAACTCGAAAGGTTTCACATGACGTCGCAGGAATTCCTAGCGACTGTGCTACCGACTTCGGGTAAATACTGCACCGTTGAAATTAGCACAGCAAAAAGAGAGCATGTATTCGTTGACTCCATAAACGAGTTGTACGACGCCGCTATGGCGTTTGATGCAAAGGGCTACAACGCTTTCTTTGCATTGGCTACGTTTGGGGCTAGCGAGCGCAAGGCTGAACACGCAGTAAAAATGAAATCCTTGTTCTTGGATATTGATTGTGGAGCAGGCAAGGACTACGAGAAAAAAGTAGACGCTGTTAACGCACTAGCTAAGTTCTTAACCGACACTAACTTAACTGACCTAGGTTCGCCTTGGGTGGTAACGAGCGGTGGTGGGTTGCATGTGTATTTCCCGTTTGCTGAAGAAGTAGATATTGCCACTTGGAAACCTGTTGCAGAGAACTTAAAAAGGCTATGCAAGAAGTTAGGTTTTAATATCGACGCTTCAGTTACAGGTGATGCGGCTAGGGTGCTTCGTGTACCTGACACCCACAACTACAAGCAAGAGAAGCCACGCAAGGTAATCCTCAAGGCAGAGGGCGATATTTTTGACTTTGAGGCGCTAGCAAACCATCTTAAAGAAGCGATTGGCGAAGAGGCATACGAAGCAGTACCGCCGTTGCAAATCCCCGGAAAACGCCCCAAAGCCGCTCCAACAGCCAATAGCGTCAAGCTAATAGAAAACAGCGTTACATACTTTAAAACTATCGGCGATAAGTGTGGGCAGATCAACTACTATCGTGAGAACGCTAGTAAGGACGGCATGGAGCCCTTGTGGCGGGGCATCCTCAGCATAGCTAAATTCTGTGATGACGGCATTGAAGAGGGCTTGGCGTTATCTGCGCTACATCCCTACGATACAGATCGCCACAACAGCAAATGGCGAGCCATTAAAGGTCCTTATGCCTGCCTAAAACTAGATGAGACCAATCCAGGAGTGTGCGATAAATGCCCACACAAAGGCAAGATTACCAACCCACTAGCCTTGGGGCGGGAGATCAAGGTCGACAACGCTCCAAAAGAAGTTGTAATAGAGACAGAAAACTCCACGCCAGAAGCACCACAAAAAACCGTTACCCGCCCAACCCCACCCAAGGGATATAGCTACGGCTCTAACGGCGGTATCTTCATGGATAGGCTGATGGATGACGAGGACGGCAAGAAAACCCGTAAGCAAGTTATGTTGTTGTCTTACGACTTGTTTGCGGTTGACATCCTTAATAGCAACGGCGACCACTTAGTTCACCTCATGGCGTTTAGACCTGAAGGTGCGGTTGACGTGCTAATTCCACAGAAGTCCATCGTCAGTAAAGACGAGACAGTCAAAGCGCTAGCCAATCAAAACATCATTGCAGCATATGGTTCAGGTAACGATAAGAACTTGTTTGAGTACGTGCGTGGTTGCGTAGAGTTTGTTAGTGCTAATAAGCGTGCTATTAAAGTACCGAATAACTGTGGTTGGCAGGATGACAAGTCGTTTGTATACAACAGCCATGTGTTTTACCCTGATAGCAGAGAAGTGTATGTACCAACCCCTGCGCTTGATAACATCAACTACTCAACCAAACCTACCGGCACGTTAGACAACTGGCGCAGGGTCTTCAATATGTTGATTGCTCGTCAAGAGTGGCAGGTGTTGGCAATGGCTTTGGTTGGACCGGCATCGTTGCTCATGAACTTTACCAAGTTCAACGGCTGTGTATACCACCTAGGTTCGTCTGAGTCAGGCACAGGTAAGTCGTTGTCGCTTGAGTTAGCGGCTAGTTTCTTTGGACACCCCGAAGGCTATCGTGTAACACAGAGTACGTCTATCGTTGCATCGCAACAAAGACAGGGTTTGCTTAACAGCTTGCCGTTTATTATTGATGAGACCACCAGTAAGAGCCGTGAGGACTTTGAGTGGTTGCCTGAGTTTCTGCTTGATTTAACGCAGGGTAAAGGCAAAGACCGCATGAAGCAGGGCACCAACGAGGAGCGCATTAACACCTCTACATGGAAGCTACTGGTTCTGCTCTCATCCAATACGCACGTCATGGACTTCTTATCAGGCGCTCGTAAGCATGCGTCTCAGGGTGAAATGTTCCGTCTGCTTGAGTTGCAACTAAGCAAGAAGCTGAAATGGTCTCCCGAAGAAGAATCTACCCTTGGCTTACTAAAAGAAAACTTCGGTGTCGTTGGTCAGGAATTAATTCGTTGGTTGGTAAAGAACCATGACGTAGCCAAGAAACTTGTTAAAGAAAACCAAGAACGTTTGAAGGTTGAATTTGAATCCAATGCTGACGAGCGCTACTGGACTGCCGGTAATGCGTGCATCGTGACCATACTACAACTGCTTGGCAAAGACCACGCTAACCTAATCGATATTCCCAAAGGTCCAATTATTGATGTTCTGCGCCTCATGGTATACAGCGCTCGTGGCATTATTCATGGCAGTAAGCGTACCCCTGAGGACGTATTGAACGCATATACCCGTGAGTATTTTGGTAAGTTTGTGGTAGTCAAAGCAGTTAACGGCACCATCGACGCAACGCTAGGCGGTAGTGGCATGATTGATCAGTCGCTTACCCGATCTGACGTAGCAGGGCGTGTTGAGCATGGGTTTACGCCCGGACATGTGGAGTATTACATTGAAGAGCAACTGCTTAAAGCGCATTGCGTGACCATGAGTTATGGCTACAAAGACTTTAAGGAAGGGCTTGAGTTACTGCCAAACTACAAAATAAACTACCTTCGTAAGGACATGCTTTCCAAAACTCGTGGTCCTACCATGCGGGTTAACGTTATGCAGATCACTCGTCCTGTATCTGAAGAAGACATTGCGGAAAATTAAAGTGCACTATCCTTGGGTTAACACCCCCGTCAAGGGGGCTTTTTTTGTGCCTACTCTAAAGCTACAAGAAGTTAAAGAGACAGGCATCAGCGCCGCTATACACCACGGCGTTCTTGGTAAGGCAGAGTTTGGTACGTTTGGGGGTAAGATTGGCGTATTGTTTACTCGCGTGCGCTAGAGAACATCTTGGCAAGTTCAATTTTGGCTTGACGTATTTCATCTAACGCTTCACGTTTTTCTGCTCCCGTTGCGCTACTGTCTGACCTGATAGCCCGTTCTTGTTGAGTTAATTTACCCATTTGTTGACGGAACTTACCGGCTAAAGAACTCATGGCAATAATATCGGCATTAGCGTCAAGATAGTCTTCAGCTTCTCTTTCACGGTTTTCGCTAACCATCTTTTTGTAAGTTTCTTTAGCCTGAATAACTTCTTCCATATCTTTGTATGCCTTGTTAATCAAACCACCGGCATCTTTAGGTTGGAAGAACGAGCCAATTAAAGGAGTTTCAGAACT